ATGTAAAGCTACACCTTGTAGATTCTGCAGAAAAGGCGCAGCAATTCATTTCATGGCTAAGTCAAAAAAGACCTTACAACGCAATTGCAATTGACACTGAAACAGGTGAATTACCTGGCGGTAAAAGAGAGCATGCGTTATCTCCTTGGCATGGAAAATTACGTCTTGTCCAAGTAGGAGACGGTATGACTGGTTGGTCTATTCCTTGGGATGAATGGGGCGGTGTTTTCTACGAAGCAATGGATAAGTTTGATGGACCTGTTGTTTGTCACAACATTGCATTCGAAGCTCGTTGGTTTGATATTCAATCTCGATGGAAGATTCCATGGGAGCGTGCTCACGACACAATGATTATGGCTCACATCATTAACCCTCTAGGTTCTGGTGCATTAAAGCCTTTATCTGCTCTTTATGTTGATGGCAAAGCAGTTGCAATGCAAGAGAGCCTTGACCAAGGACTTATTGAAAATGGTTGGACTTGGGGAACTGTTCCAACTAATTACGAGCCTTACTGGGTTTACGGTGCACTTGACACAGTTTTAACAATGCGTCTGTGGGAGCAGTTCTATGAGAAGTGTGGTCCACAGGGTCCATACAATCGTGCTTACGAACTAGAGATGGCTACTCGCAAGATTGTTACTCGTATGGAGCTTAACGGTGCTCGTATTGATCTTGATTATTCAAAAAAGAAATTTGATGAACTTATTCAATACTCAGACTCTGTAAAGAGTTGGGCATCAAACACCTATGGTGGAATCAGTATTACAAGCAACATTCAGTTAGTTAGGCTTCTAGAAAAGCTTGGAGCAGAAATTACTGAGACAACTCCATCTGGAGCAAAGTCTGCTAGTAAAGACCAGCTGCAACTTCTTATGATTAATGGCAATAACGATGTTAAAAATCTTGCTGAGAATGTTCTTAAGCAAAGAAAAGCAGATAAGCTGGCTAACACCTACTTTTCTAATTTTATGGAAAAGTCTATTGACGGCATCGTGCACCCTTCTGTAAAAACCTTAGGTGCCCGTACATCTCGTATGTCAATTACAGATCCAGCACTACAAACTCTTCCAAAGGGAGATGACACTGTTCGTACAGCGTTTATTCCTAGAGAAGAAGGAAATGTAATTATTACTTCCGACTTGGATCAGGTTGAGTTCCGTATGTTTGCATCTCTATCTGAAGATGAAAACCTTATCTCTCTATTTCATAAGGCAGATGCAACTGGCTCGGATCCCTTTACCGAGATTGGTCGTCAAGTTTATCAAGAACCAGATATGCAAAAGTCTGACAAGCGCCGTAACCTAATCAAGGGCGTTGTGTATGGACGACTTTATGGTGCAGGTGTGGCAAAGCAAGCGCTAACTGCTGGAGTGCCAGAAGCACAGATGCGTTCTGTGTCTGACTCTTTTGATGCTAACTATCCAGGAATGTCTATCTTCCAAAGACAAGTTGATCATATCGGTCAAACAAGACTTCGTAATGAAGGTCAAGGCTATGTTCACACTTGGACTGGTCGTCGTATTCCTTGCGATGAAGACCGCACATACACTCTTGTTAACTATCTAATCCAAGGAGGAGCTGCTGAGGTATTTAAATCAAACCTTGTAAAGCTTGACCAAGCAGATTTAACCGACTACCTTATTGTTCCAGTACACGATGAAATTGTTCTTGAAGCACCTCGCAAAGATGCTGAAGAAGTTAAACAATTAGTTCGTCAATGTATGACTACAACAGAAGGCTGGTCTGTACCACTAACTGCTGATGTAGATGGGCCACTAGATAATTGGGGACAAAAGTATCGATGACAAAACATGTATTAGCAGTTGATCCAGGTAAAGCAAGCGGGATTGTTTATATGAGTCTAAGTGACCCTGAAGGAACTCCTACAATTATCTATTCTGGAGAATCTCAACCTGATCAGTACGGTTTGGTTTTAAATACTTTTATTAATGGATGGAATCTTAATGAGGATTTCACTATTGTCTGCGAGCGCTTTACTATTAATGCTCAGACAGTGCGTAACTCTCAAGCTCCCTATAGCCTTGAGCAGATAGGGGTGCTTAAGCACATCTGTAGAGAGCACAACTACGATGTAGAAAAGATTGCAATGCAGTCACCAGCCGATGCAAAAGCCATGTTCCCAAACGAGGCTCTTAGGAAGGTTGGGGCTTGGCATGTGGGGGGCGAAGGGCACGCAAATGATGCGATGCGACACGCTCTACTTAGGCTGGTTAAAACTGGCTGGAAACCAAGAGTTCTGCTAGACTAATATGCGGTAAGCTAAACTTCTTTAAAAAAGTTTTACAACCGCATATGACATAATGACAGGGAAAAGAGGGTAAGTTGTCTGTAATAGCTGAATTGGATGCTGATAAAAAGCATATCCTTCTAACTACCGACTGGCGCTATAAAGAGCTCTGTAAGAGCCTTCCAGGGGCTTCCTGGAGCCCTAAGGACCAAGTCTGGAGAGCTCCACTCAGTTGGACTACCTGCCTTGCTCTACGCTCAACCTTTAGAGATGGCTTGACTGTTGGACCAGCGCTAACAGAGTGGGCTACAAACGAGTTAAACACCCGTATCAACCCATCTAACGCCTTTAGGGAGCTTGAGAGCGCAGACGGAGACGAAGACCTATTCCCGCATCAAAGGGCTGGTGTTCAGTTCCTTAAAACGGCTCGTAGGGCTTTATTGGCTGACGAGCCCGGCCTAGGTAAAACTGCCCAAGCAATTCGTGCTCTTAAAGCCATTCAAGACTCTGGAGAAGAAGTTTTCCCTATCCTAATTGTCTGCCCTAACACTTTGAAGAAGAACTGGGCTAGAGAGTTTGCTCGTTGGTGGCCCGGCGTAAAAACTCAAGTTATCAAGGGAACATCTACTCAACGCAAAAAGCAATTTGAGTCTGGTGCAGATATTTATATTATTAATTGGGAGTCACTACGCTCTCACTCGAGGCTTTCAGGTTACGGCTCTATCGCCTTAGTTCACTGCAAACCTTGCGGAGGTCTTAATGAGGCTGTCACAGAGACTCGATGTGAAGTTCATCCTAGAGAGTTAAACAACATTGATTTTAAAGCCGTAGTAGCAGATGAAATTCACAGATCTAAGGACCCTAAGTCAAAGCAAAGTCGTGCTCTTTGGTCAGCAACAGGTAATGCTCAGATTCGTTTTGCATTAACTGGTACCCCAATTGCTAACAATGTTGTGGACCTTTGGTCTATTCTTCACTGGCTATCTCCTCAAGATTGGCCAAGCAAGACAAAGTGGATTGACCGAATGATTGACATTATGCTCAATGCGTTTGGTGGAATGATGGTTATTGGTGTTAAGCCAATGATGCAAGATGAGTTTTATAAATCTGTAAACCCTGTTATGCGACGAATGCTTAAAAAGGTAGTGCTTCCACACCTACCTCCAATTGTAAATGAGCGTAGAGATATAGAAATGTCTCCTAAGCAGAAGAAGGCTTATGAGCAGATGCGTGACACAATGATTGCTGAACTTGAATCTGGAGATGCTCTTACAGCTCCAAGTATTCTTACTCAGACAACACGATTACTTCAGTTTGCTAGTTCATATGCCGATACGACTGTTGATGAGACAACTGGTGAGATTAAAACTGTATTGACAGAACCATCTTGCAAGGTTGACTCGCTTATGGATGACATTAGCAATGGAGACTTTGGAGATGACTCAGTTGCCGTTTGTGCCGTATCTCGTCAGTTGATTGAAATCCTTAGCGCTGCTATGACAAAGGCAAAAATCCCACATGGACTTATCACGGGTGCTCAGACAGAAGATGAGCGACAGAAGGCAGTAGATGATTTCCAAGAAGGTCGTATTAAGTGGATTCTTTTTACGGCACAGGCTGGTGGAGTAGGTATCACGTTGACTACCGCTCGTCGTCTTGTTATGCTTCAGAGACCTTGGTCATTAGTTGACCATAAGCAAGCGCTAGATCGTGTACATCGTATTGGAAGTGAAATTCACGACTCAATATTGATTATGGATTATGTAACAGAGGGAACAATTGAAGAAAGAGTTCTACAAGTACTAGAAACAAAATCAGATAACTTCGAACAGATTGTTCGAGACAAAGATCAACTGATGAAGTTGCTCAAGGATGATAAGGCAGGTGTTCTATGAGTGGTGTAGTAAGACTATCTAACTCTGAACTACAAACATTTAAAGATTGTCGTCGTCGATGGTGGCTTACTTACTATCGTCGTCTTCAACCAAAGAACAGGGATATGACTGGTGCTCTTGCATTCGGTAGTCGTATTCACGCAGCTTTAGATGCTCACTATGCTCAAGGTCTTCCACTCCTACAAGCTCACTCTGAATTGGTCGAGACAGATCGAAAGTTGCTTCTTGCAGACTTTCAAGACACATACCAGTTGGAGCAAGAAGCCGAAATGGGACGCATCATGCTTGAAGGCTATGAGCAATGGGTTGAAGAAGAAGGCATTGATGCTGAACTAGAAATGATTTCTACAGAAGAAACTGTGATTGTTCCTTTGTTTAATGGAGATGTTGAACTTCAAGGAAAGCTTGATATGCGTGTTCGTCGCAAGGCTGACGGAGTTCGTATGTTCCGTGACTTCAAAACTGTTGGTGGCTCTCTTAGCGACTTTGCCAACCTTGCCCCTATGAATGAGCAGGTACTCACATACATGCTTCTTGAATCTACTAAGGCAGATGAAGCAGAGCGTTCTGAAGGCGGTATCTTTACATTACTAAAGAAGGTAAAGCGCACAGCAAATGCTCGTCCACCTTTTTACGATCAAATTGAAATTCGTCATAATATTTTTACAATGCGTTCTTTTTGGAATCGCATTCACGGAACTATCTCTGACCTAATGAATACCCGTAAAGCTCTTGATACAGGAGCAGATCACGCTTATGTTGCATATCCTCACCCAACTAGGGACTGTAAATGGAAATGCCAATTTTTCGCTATATGCCCAATGTTTGACGACGGAAGCGCCGTTGAACAAGCACTTAGCGATTCATATGAGGTCGCAGACCCATATGCGTACTACGAAACAACTGACAAAAAAGGAAGTGAGTGACGATGAGCGAAATTCAACGCTCTCTTACTGTAATGGTGTACGGAGAGAGCAAGGTTGGTAAATCAAGTCTTGCTGTCACTGCACCTTACCCACGGCTCATGCTTGACGTAGAAGGCGGTCACAGGTTTTTGCCTATTATCGTCAAGTATTGGGATCCACTGCGAGAGGAACCACCTATTGCAGATGGCACATGGGACACTGTTGTAGTCACAGTTCGTGATTACGATACTGTTCTAAAAACATACCAATGGCTTCAACTTGGAAAGCATCATTTCAAGAGTTTAATTATTGACTCTGTATCTGAGCTTCAAGTAAAGTGTTTGGAAAACATTGCTGGTGTCAATCAGATGACACAGCAGCAATGGGGAGAGTTGTTGCGTCATATGGGCGGTCTTTTACGAGATCTCCGTGACCTAACAATGCATCCAACAAATCCGTTAGAAGCAGTAGTTCTAACTGCAATGGCTCGTCTTGATAAGGATGGTCGTTATCGTCCATACCTACAAGGTCAGCTTGCAATTCAGGCTCCTTACTTCTACGACATTCTGGGGGCAATTACCGTTGAAGAACGGATGAACCCAGATCCAACTCAGCAACCATACAAAGTACGTCGTATGTATGTTGAACGCACTAATCAATACGAAGCTGGCGAGCGTGTCCAAGGACGCCTTGGCAAAGTCGTAGAACAAGAAAACATGTCAATTGAAAAAATGCTAGACATTGTTTTTGGACCAAAACAAGCAGCGGCAGCTGAAACAACTACAAAGGAAGAAGGCACTCAGTGAGTTCACGCAATTGGGCAGACCTCATTAAAGACGCTGGTGATTCGGGTAATTACGAACCTCTACCAGACGGCGATTACGATCTCGTAGTCGTTGAAGCCACTGCGACAACATCGCAATCTGGCAAAACCATGTTCAAAGTAAAGGCGCAGGTTGAGGGCGGAGCTCACAATAAGCGTCTTGTATGGGACAACTTAGTTGTCTCACCAGATTCTCCAGCAGCGCTGGGAATCTTGTTTAAGAAGTTCCACGCAATGGGAATTGGTCGTGGGTATTTCGATAACAATCCAACTAATGCTCAGATTGAGCAAGCAATTATGGGTCGTCGATTCCGTGCTCAGATTGGTAGCCGTTTATATAACGGAGCTAAAAAGAACGAAATTAAGAACTACTACCCAAGCGCACAGACAGTTGCTGCAATGCAAGGCGAGACAGCCTCTGCACCTGCTCCAGCTGCTGCCGCTCCTGCTCCAGCTCCTGCTCCAGCGCCAGCACCTGCTGCCGCTCCTGCACCTGCTGCAGCCCCAGCCTCACCGTTCTAAGCTGGTTTTGCTAGGTTGCTACCCAGCGGGAATCGTTG